GTGGCAAAACATGCCACCTATGAGTAACTGGTTCTTAAATATATACGACGAAATACGTAAATACACTGAACGCCCAATTGTATTTCGTCCGCACCCACGTTGTAGATTAGATCACATAGAACGCGGGCTTAAAAATGTATATAGACAGGAGCCTAATCATATTGCCAATACATACGATGATTTTGATATGGGGTTTGATAATGTGTGGGCTACTATCAGTTACAGCTCAAATCCAGGGACACACTCTTGTATCAATGGTGTTCCAGCTTTTGTTAGCACCCATAGTCTTGCTTATAGTGTTGGTAATGACATAGACTTTCTTTACGATATAGAAAATCCTATGATGCCGAATAGACAACAATGGCTTAATGACTATGCACATACTGAATACACAATTGAAGAAATATCACAAGGACTGCCATTAAAAAACTTGACAAATAAACTAATTTAAGTTATACTAGTTGTATGATATTAAATTTAGAAGATTGTTTAGAATACCTTGCAGGCCTGCGTGAGTCGCCTGTAAAGTTTACTATTGAACAAACTGACGCAACTATTATGAATAGTATTGCTAGACAGTGTTTTAAAGGCGTGGCACTAACTGATAGACAGTCTGCACTCATGTACGAAAAGTTGCAAACTTATCGTGAACAATTTATGAATTTAGATTGGGACTTTGATTATGCAGTTAATCAGTTACGACAGCCATTGCGTAGTATTGATAGAAGCAAATACATTAAAATAGTAGGTAATGATATTGTAGTTAGATTTCCTTTTAATAAAACTGACATTTCTTATATACATGAATTTGCAGGAACTGCTGAAGGATACCATCACTTAAAAGGATCTCATATACACTCGTTTGAATATAATGAACGCAATATATTAAACTTGTTGAATTGTTTTACAAAAAAAGAATTCGCAATTGACGAAGAGCTTTTAGAAATTTACAATAGTATAAAAAATATTAATGAAAATCCGCAAGATTATCTTAGTGGCATAGACGACAACTATAATTTAATTAATATTAATACTATACTTGCACTTACAATACAAAAAGAAGTCGGTGAAGCGTCTGCTGAAAATTTCACAAAACTTTATGATCGAAGATTTAGATACGGATTTAATTATTTTTCTAACTTAGGTAAGTCTAACAATGATCTTGTGCATGAAATTATTTCGCGCGACGATAAAACATATCATAGCAAGCCAAGTATTGAATCAACACAGGATACTTTAGATGCTCTATGGCAGTTAGATAGATTTCCATTATTAGTTGTATTAGATCAAACACACGCAGAAGAACAGTTATATACGTTTGCAAATCATTATAGAGATATTATAAATCCAGAAGAACAAAGTGTATTATTCCGTTTAGAAGAAAAGGACGCAGGGTTTAACCAATTGATTAAGGACAGAAAACTAAACAATTGGGTTGACATCACTACAAAAGTAGTGTATATTAGTAAGAATAAGTTACCTAAACTACTTGTTAAGAATGAATGGAAGCCTAGTGCTACGTTTAGTTTTTCAAGTTCTATGGACCGTTTTGTGGACAGTTATGTTTCATTTAACTGTGACTTAATAGTGTACAGAGAAGAACATATGAGTCCAATGAGGAGACATTCTAGATATTATGGCTAGTTGCAAATTAATAATTGAAGATGAAGTAAACATTAAGATTGAAGGTCTTGATGTAGATATACGACGAAAACTAGCCAATGCACTTAAATTCGAAGTGCCGTATGCAAAGCATATGCCGCAGTATAAGCTAGGACGTTGGGATGGCAAAGTTGCTTTCTTTGGTATTGGTGGTAGTGGATATGTTAATCACCTTGATGTTGTTGGTCAGATACTAGCAAAAAATAATGTTGAAATAGTAGCTATTGAAGATAAACGTCATCCAATTAAATTAGAATTTAAACCAGTTACAGAAACATACTGGAAAGATCAAGGCGTTGTATGGCCCGAAGGTCATCCAGCAGAAGGCGAAGATATTATTCTTCGTGATTATCAAGTTGAAGCAATCAACAACTTTATTGCTAATCCACAGAGTCTCCAGCAAATTGCTACAGGCGCAGGCAAAACAATTACAACAGCTACGTTATCACATCTCAGTGAACCTTACGGGCGTAGCTTAGTTATTGTGCCTAATAAGTCCTTGGTTGAGCAAACCGAAGAAGACTATATTAACTGTGGGTTAGACGTAGGGGTGTACTTTGGAGACAGAAAGCAACTAGGTAAGACTCACACTATTTGCACTTGGCAGAGTTTGAATATACTCGACAAGAAGCACAAGGACGGCAGCGCAGTGCTATCACTCGCTGAATTCCTAGAAGGTGTTAGCACTGTTATTGTTGACGAAGTACACATGGCGAAAGCAGAAGTTCTTAAGAACTTGCTTACTCGCAACCTACGTAACGCTCCGATCCGCTGGGGATTAACCGGCACAGTACCAAGAGAAAAGTTTGAGTTTGAAAGTATTCATGCTAGTCTTGGTCCTGTTATTGGGTCGATAACAGCAAAAGAACTACAGGACAAAGGTGTACTGTCACAATGTCATGTTAATGTAGTTCAATTAATTGACACAGTTGCACATCGTGATTATCAAGGCGAACTAAAGTATCTAACATCAGATCCAGATCGTTTAGAGTATATTGGTAAGATGATGAATACTGTGTCGCAAACAGGTAACACTCTTATCCTAGTAGACAGGATAAGTGCAGGTGAAACACTAGCAGAACTAATACCCAATAGCACATTTGTAAGCGGTGCAGTAAAAGTAAAAGATAGGAAAGAAACATATGACACAATACGTGAAGGAACTAATGAGGTTATTATCGCAACCTATGGAGTTGCTGCCGTGGGGCTTAACATTCCTCGTATTTTTAACTTGGTTCTTTTGGAGCCTGGAAAGAGCTTCGTTAGGGTAATACAAAGTATTGGTAGAGGCGTAAGAAAGGCAAAAGACAAAGACTTCGTACAAATTTGGGACTTGACATCTACATGCAAGTTTGCGAAGCGACACTTAACTCAACGTAAGAAATTTTACAAAGAAGCTGAGTACCCATTTACAATTGAGAAAGTGGACTGGAATTAAATTATGAGAATATTAACATTAGAAAATGAGTGCTTCAACTTAGACGATTTACCTGAGACAATAGAAGAGGATATACGCTTTAGTGTACTAGATAATAGTGATCCTAAAGAACCAGATTTCTTCTTTGTTCCGTTAATCTTCTTGGAATCATTCAGCGCACCTGCAATGGTGTTAGATATTGGCGGCCACGAAATAACAATGCCGGTTGATTGGAGTGTTGCTGTAGGCTGTAGCGAAAGCGGAAACGACTTAGAAATACTTCCGTTAACTAGTATTAACGACAGAGGGTTTGAAGCTTTTTTGTTTAATCCTCTAACTAGTTTTAAAACAGATTTTGCAGAAATTAAGATTGTAAATTTTTACACAGATGTAAAATGGTACTTTCCTAAAATGAAAAACGGACAATTATTAAGTGTTCCAATTAGAGAAGGAAAATCTCCGTTGTGTGCATATTTTGTAAAAGATATTAGTCGTCAATGTGAAGTAATTGAATATAGCCTATTAATGTAAAGGAACGACTAATGGACAAACTTTTAAGTTCATACATCCGTGTTTTTAAAGATTGTTTAAGCAAAGAAATTTGCGAAACTACAATAAAAGACTTGGATAACATCAATTGGCATCAGGCAGATTGGGGGTCAGGGTACGATGACACTAAAATAGTTCAACCTGGTGAACACAACAGATTTGAATCGTATGATTCGACTAGTACTCTCGACACCATTATGGATACTATGCGAGATTGCTATATTAATTATGTTGAGTCTACACCATTCATAGATGGCTTCCAAGGGTTCTGTCAAAATAAATTTATTAAATACGGAGAAGGCTCGTTTATTACTGAGCATGCCGACCATATACATGGATTGTTTGACGGTGAACGAAAAGGCATTCCGGTGCTATCAGCAGTGGGATTATTAAATAACGACTTTGAAGGCGGAGAATTTATTATGTGCGAAGATGAAAAAATTAATCTTAGTGCAGGAGATATGCTAATTTTTCCTAGTGTATTTTTATTTCCGCACAGAGTTGAACCGATTATATCAGGAGTACGATATTCATGTGTAACCTGGGCATGGTAATAAAAAACAAAGGAGAAGGTAATGGGAATTAAAGCAGGAAAAATTTGGGGTGGTACAGAACTAATCCATGCTAACGGTGTACTAGAGTTTCACCGTATCAATTTTAACGCAGGATACAAATGTAGCGAACACGCACACGAATTTAAATGGAACGGATTCTTTGTTGAATCGGGCAAGATGATTGTTCGAGTTT